TATGTTAATCTTACATCAATTATAGCATTTTCTTTTGTCAACCTTGACTTGTAATTTTTACAATGAATAATATTACCAATGATTTCTTTGCCATCTTTCTCTTTACGTTTAGATAGATATACTATATTACTTGCAGCGTATTTAAGGCCAGAGCCACCACCCATCTCCTTTTGAGGAAACATAGAACCAATTACATCATATGTATGATTGGTCATAATCATAGGTACTTTTGCTTTGCCAAGTTTTAAAGTTAATACTCTAAATGCAGCTTTTACAATCTGCGATCTAGTCATATCTCTTGTTTCTTTACCTTCGGCAGTATCTTCCATTTCTTTTGTAGTAGATAACATTCCTAAACTATCTAAAACAAACATAATAGGTTTTTTACTTTTCTCGTCTTGTTCTATATATTTGTCAATCACTTTAATTGATTGATGTCTAAACTCTTGTACTGTGGCAACTGGTACAATAACCATTCTGCTACTGTCTATACCACGACTTTCAACTAATTCTTTTGTTAAGGCACTTTCTGATTCAAAGTAAATCACACCTGCGTCTTTGTTTTTTTCTAAAAATGCTTTTACTATTCCTAATGCAAAGAAAGTTTTACCTGTTGCAGCTTCACCTGCAATTGCTGTAATTTTATTTGATGGCATACCACCATAGATTGATCCTGATAGTAAAGCATTTAGGGCGTGAGAACCTGTGTCAATAAACGAATCAACGTCACCTGCTTCTACACCCTCACTTACTAGTGTGGCATATTCATTACCAGTTTCTTTTATTATGTCTTTTAAAAAATCACTCATATTAATTCTCCTTATTAATTCTCCTTAATTGTATCTATTATATCATATTTGTGTTTATTGTCAAGCGTCATTAACCTTACAATTGATCTGACAAGCAACAGGTGCTGTATCAGGATTCTTCCAACTATCTGGCAAAATTTTAGTAAACCATTCATTATTTAATATGTTTTTCAACGTATGATTCTTTAAGTTATTTTCATCAAAATTGTATTTACTTATTACTGGATCATTTGCCCAATCAGTTCTAAAATGATTTGTTGGAAAATCTTCTTTTAGATAACAACATTGAAAGACTTGACCATCAGGATTAATCATACATCTTTTTAATTCTTTCCATTTACATATAATTTTTGACATGTACAGCCCTCTCTAATATTTCATGTTCACCATCTTCATTTGTAAAATTAAATGTATTTAAATCACCATGTAAGAAATCAAATCTATCTGATGGATACGATACATGATTGTGAGAACCATTTTTAAGTGCTAGATTTTTTATTTGTCTATCATAATTTTCATTATGTTTAAACAAAACGGTTTGTGATAAAGGAATAGCATTTGTAGTAGATAATGCTTTTAAAGCAGATAATGATTTTTTTAATGATGTACCTCGTCTATACTTCTGGTGCATTTGTTCATCTACACCATCTACATCTATAACCATTGATAATCTTCTACCACAATATTTTCCTAATCTTATATAGAAATCATCTTTACGAATACTACCATTTGTAGTAATTATAACTTTTGCATTTGAATTATCCATTATGTAATATACAATTGACTCTAAATCTTTTGCCATCAAAGGATCACCATATGTGCCACAAAAACTATATTCTTTCATATCATCTAAAGTATTTTTAGGAAAATAGTTTTTAAAATCTAACAACGACCAAGTTGTTAATGGTAATTTCATAGCTGTATGTAAACCATGTGGCGATGTTCTTTGACATTGTGGACATCTAGCGTTACATAAGTTTGTTAAATTTATATCTGCTATTTCTATCAAAATAATGTTGCCCTTCTACTGTGCCTAAAGTAATCTAATTTTTCTTTTGAAAAACACCATACGTTTTCAATATATATTCTATTCATAAACTCTGCTTTTTCTTCGTCACTTTCAAATAGTTTATCTGATTTAGGTCGTTGCATAATCCTCATACCTATCTGACCTACAAAGTTATCTTTTAAACTATCAACAAGTTCATCACTACTATAATATCTTTTGTTTTTTATATTAGGATCCATAATGTTTACAAACATATGCTTTGATCTCTCAAAACTCTTTTGAGCAACAGGTAGATAGAAGTCATCACGCCATTTAGAATATTCATCAAACTTATGCCATGATTGATTTTCTTCTTTTTCACCACCCTCGTTATACCTTTCTGTAGAAAAGTATGGTGGACTTGTAAATGCACAATCTATATTATCAATTTTATCCCATGGTAAGTCTTCAGCACCACAGTTATAGATAGTTACCTTTTTAGGTTTAGATAAGAAACTATTATATGTTTCTACTTGTTTTAAATATTGTTTGTAAGTATTGGGATTAGGATCACAGCCGATATATTCTTCAGCGTCACTAGTAAAGAAACCTGCAAGTCTATCGCCCCATCCACATGATGTATCTAATACTCTTTTAGCATTTGTCATCTGATAGATTGTCTTTGCTACATTAGGTTTAAATTGTGTTGCAATATATGTACCTAATCTAAACGCTGACATGTAACTCTTATCATCTAATCTACCACCTCTTAATTCTATTTTGTTATCTACTTCAACAGGTTTCATACCATTGATACCACGCCATATAGGACCTAGACAACGCCATATATCTTTTGCTGTACCCTGCTCCCATACATCTATAGGTGCTTTGAAACCAAAACTACCACAATTCAATCTTAAATGTTGATGAAAGTAATTTGATATGTCATTGAAATTAGATGGTGCGTCTATGATACCTAGACCATTATCTTTAAAATTATATTTGTAATCATCATATTTTTCTTTTACATTTTTTTCTAATAGTTCTATAGGTTTTACAAACTCCCATACATCTTGTTTTTGTAAAGACTTAAATGCCTGACGCATTGCTTCGTATGAAATCTTCTTTAGAGGAAACGTTGGTCTGTATTCTGCAATATATTCTGCAAGGTCTAGCCTAAATTTTTCTTTACCTATATCGTTAGTGACCGTTTCAAAGGTCTGTTGATCCATTATAGGTAATCTATTTTCGTCTGCGTATTTACTTAGGTAGTTCATCATTCCACTTTCTTAGCATCCAATATATAAATCCATATATCATTATAACACATACTATTGCTATTGTCAATTGCATATTAAAACTTATCTGTTTGATTTCCCCAACTATCCCAACCACTTCTTTGCGTTCTAGCAAATAGTTCTATATAAGGTCCCTCCAATAAGTTCTCTATATGATTGTACATTATATCTGGTTTTCTACTATGTTCTCTACGTTTTTCTACAACTAGTTGTGGCACACTTTTTGATAGTCTTTTAGGTTTGCCCTTTGTTGCAAGTAAACACATTTCAGGATTACCTCTAGTCCAATAACCTAGACCTGTGAAAAAACCTTCAGATTTTTTATTTGTCTTTGCCCACGTAAAGGCTACAGTTTTGTATTTAAACCCCCAAGCATTAATCACTTCAAAGGCCTTATCTAACATAGGGTCAATTACCCACATTAATAATACTGAATTATCATTTGCTATATTATTTACAGGTAAATTACATATGTCTTTAAAGTTCATAACATTGTAATGTTTTTCAGGACTTCTATCTTTACCCTTGTTTGAATATGTTTTAAAAGACCATGGTGGGTCAGCGTATATTACACTATACTTTTTATCAATGTCCATATCAATAATATAATAATTAAAAATCTAGGAATACTCCAATCAGTTTTAATTGCAAGTATGCCTCCTGTTGCGTAACCCCAATGTGCCATAACCATAACTAGAAAAAAATCTATCATTCAAAGAAACTTTCAAGTGTGGCCTCACGTTCTAACTTCCACCCTATCGAGTCAAGTATAAATCTCAACGGATCAGTAAATGTTTTTTGAAATTGTGTATCGTAATCTACGTACTTGTGTAATTCAAACTCATATGGTATTTTTGTAGAGAAAGATATAACTGTATCTTTAACTGTATTAGGTTGTTTTAACATTAAGAATTTAATTTTATCGCCATCTTGTATATAAGGATATTTCATACCTAGTTTGTGTTTACTAATATTATGATTATATATCAATGCACCTTTGACATGTATAGGTGTGCCTTTCTTATAAATTGAATTGCTGTCAATGTATTTGTTGAGATTATTACAACTTCTAGGAAAGGCAACCTCCTCTGGCGAGAGTGTCATAAAGACTTCTTTGAAGTCATTTACGAATTTTATTAGAGCGTCTTCGCTGTCATTCATAATTACACGAATAGCATCCTTAATCTTACCTCTACATACTTCAGGTGTGGATGACTTAACTGCTTCTACGCCCATAATCTTTAGTTTAGGTATATCATATTTGACACCTTCTTCATCAAATACATTCATCATATATCGTTTTTTAGCAACCCATATACCTTTGTTAGCAATTGCTTCTCGTTTCATAATCATTTTTTGTTGATAAGCATTTACATATTTTGCAAGATTTTCAAAACTACTATCAATAACTTTTTGTATTTTTTCTTCAGCTGCTTTATCTAAAAAGTCAACTATTTGTTTTGTTGATTTACCTTTGCAAACTTTTTCAACAAGTGTATCTAATTTTAGATAGATTGAATCTGTATCAGACGCCACAACATAGTTTTTATTATCTGTGCCTAGCAACTTGTTCATAAATTTATTTACGTCACGTTCTATCCAACGAATAGATAACTGGCCACCTAGTGTAATTGCCTCTGCCTGTTTTACATCAAAGTATCTGAAATATTGATTGCCAATAGCACCATAAGCAGAGTTAAGTGAAATCTTTTTTGCCATCTGTATATTGTGACAACGAGAAATCTCGTTTGAATAGATTGGGTCTTTTGTCTTTTGATATTCTTTCTTGGCTTCAATTGCCTTCTTCTTATATACTACACGTTCGGTGTACATCTTCTCCATAAGTTCAGGTAAGAAACCTTGTTTATCTCTTTTAAACATGGCACCGTTTGGTGCAATAGTCACATTACGATCTTTTGCCCATTTGAGATTTAATCTTTCATCTAAAAAATTTTCTACACCTACTGCTTTAGGTTCTGTACCTACAAACATTTCAGGACTAATATTGTATTGCATAATTAAGTGTGGATACAAACTGTTTAAATCAAACGAAACAATCCAGTTATGCAAACCTAGTTGTGGATCTTTTACATATGCACCTTCGTATTGTGTGTCCTTAATCTGATCTTCTCTAGGTGGTATTTGAATATTTTTTGTAAGTAAATGATTATAGATGATTGTATCCCAACACCTTACTTGTGAATAAACATCTGTATAGTTTACCTTGTAATCATATGCCATAGTCAGGCATAACTCAATCAGTTTCATTTTGTCTTCGAGTCTATCAACAAGTTCTACGTCTTGTATATTGTACTCTACAAACCTTTGATAATCTTTTGTATAGAAATCTTTAAACGTTTCATATGGGTTATCTAATTTCTGTTCGCCTAGTTCTACCTTAGCAATGTAATTAAGTTTATAACTTTCTTGTCGGACATATGTAAACTTTTTATACAGATCAAAATAATCTAGTACAGATACACCTAGTATATTCCATATTTGATTGCTTTTATTACCAAGTTGTATTCTATCTGCGTTGACATAATTCCATGGTGACATTTTATTGATTGTATCATTATCAAAGATATATCTCATACGATTCATAAGATAAGGCATATCAAAAAACTTTACATTCCAACCTGTTAGAATATCAGGATGATTCTTACACCAGAATTTTAGAAACTCTAGCAACATGTGCTTTTCATTTTGACATTTTACATAAGTTACATTTGTCTTTTTAGAAATGAAGTCACCTGTACCCCATGTGATAATCTGTTTATTGCTGTGATTTTTTATAGTGATACAAATAATCGTTTCTTTTGCAGTATCTGGATCGGGAAAGCCACCTTCACACTCGGTTTCTATATCAAGTGTGAATATCTTAATGTAGTCTTTGTTCCACTTCATCTCGCCTTTGTATTCGTCAGCGATGTATTGATAGTTGTATCTATTCATACCAAAGATTTTATACTCTGGTATAGGTGCATACTCACTATAGAAATGTTTTGCTTTTGATATAGAATCAAATCGTTTTGCTTTTAGATTAGTACCATCTAAAGTTTTATATTTTGATTCTTCTTTTGTAGGTAGGTATAGTGTAGGACTATAATTGATACGACTTAAATAAGATTGCCCATTATTGACACCTCTAATAAGAAGTTTACCTTTATGCTCTACAACATTTGTATAAAAACTACTCGCCAAATTCATATCTTATTATAACACGATTGATTTTAAAAGTCAATACTATGTGATAATTTTTGCTTTAGGTGTAACTATCTGACCTGTATTTTGTTGATATGCACCAATCATATTATCATCTGGTGTAGTGTCAGTAATTATATTTGCCTCTTTGATATGTATAACTTCATCCTTTGTGTATGGTATGTATGGATGAAATCCTATTTGCATAGGTTTGCCTGGTTGTCCTTGCATTGGTATTAATACAAAAGGTTTCTTTATTGCCAAGTGATCTGCTCTATCACTTTCTTGTGGCGTACCTATTACGTCCTCTCCAGATGAGAGTCTGTATAGTCTAATCATAATATACTCCTATTCAGTTTTGTTTTCTTCAGTTGGTTGTTTCTTGCCGATGTTATATTTTGCTTGCAAATTCCATTCGTTTTTTTCTTTGAAAGCAATAATTTTGATTTGTGATAAAGGTGCTTTGTTTTCAGCAGCCTCTGATTTGACTATAGATAATAAATTCCAATCTTGTAATAAAACTGATATTGTGTTACGTCTTTGAATATCATTCTCAACTAATGTAGCTTTCTTACCATCTAAAGCAAAAAGTTCTTTGAAATGTACTATGTAATATTTACCTTGTTTATGTAGTATGTGACAACTTTGAAATAAAGTTTTATCTTTACGACTTGCAACACCTATTCGGGACAAGGTTTCCCTAATCTTTAGAAAGTCATCTGGCTGTTTGAGTGTAACCTCTAACATCTGCTCAGGTGACCAATTAAAATTCTCGTCACTCATTTTTTTCTCCCACCCTTATCAAGTTTTTCCTTAATAAGATTCAATTGTTTCTTATCCAGTATGTCAAGGGCTACCTTTGCTTTTGCATTGCTATAACCATAATATTCTTTTACATACTCTAAATTTTTTGATTTAGTAGTTGTAGTCCACTTACCACCAAACCTCTTTCTCTTACGAATACTATTTAGTAGAAAATGAAACTGTAAACGTTTGGTGAGGCCGTGATGAAAATTCATCTCATTTGCCATCATTATAGCGTCAACATGCTGTGATAAACAACGATTTATTACGTATGGTGGGTACTTCTTTTCCCAAGTGAGATCATCTCCGTCTAGCAAATTAACTTTTGTCCAGTTAAGTGCATTGAGATAATCAGATAATTTGTATTCTATCATAATATAATTTCTGGTGCCGCTTCACGGATTTGAACCGCGGACCTACTGATTACAAATCAGTTGCTCTACCAACTGAGCTAAAGCGGCCCATTGTTAGTGTTTTCTTTCGTGTTTCTTATGACCTTTATGAGAACCCATATAGTAATCGCCTGGTTCATAATCCCATCTCTTACCGTGATGACCTCTTATATCAGCATACCACATTCTTAACTTCACTATCAAAGTTCTAAAAAATGTT